CAAGGACTTGGTACATATAGAACTAACTCTGATTTTAGAGAATTTGGTGCAGTTGTTGAATATAATCCACGTTCTGGTGGGGGAGGTAATTTTGGTGTAGATGTAATATTTGATGTTAAAAAGACATATGGGGTTGTTTTGAGAATAGACCCTGCAATACCTGAAATATTTAAAGGAACTGTAAGGGATGCTTTACAAACATTAGATAGAGTCAGGGTTAGTATAATGGGTCAATATACAGTAGGAGAATAAAATACTTTTTTGGTTAGGGTTAAGGAGGGTGTCTCATTGGGTGGGCATCCTCTTTTTTTTGTCTCAATTTAAGACAAATCCCCATTTCGAGGGTTTTATGTGTATAAATTAATTTATCTAATATTAGAAATTATGAAGAAAAAAACAAATGAAAACCTTTACAATAAACTAAAAAAGGTATTTCTTGAAGAGGGCGAAATCAAACTCGAACAAGTAGAACTCAAAGGCGGTGAAGTCTTATGGGCTGAATCTTTTGAAGCTGGAGAAAGTGTATTCCTTCAGGAAGGCGAAGAAAGAACTCCACTTCCTATTGGAAGCTATGAACTTAGTGATGGTCGTGTTTTGGTTGTAGAAGCCGAAGGTATCATCGGAGAAATCAAAGCTGCTGTTGCTGCTGAGAAAAAAGAAGAAGAATTAAGCGATGAAGATGCTCAGAAAATTGTCGATAAGGCAAAAGCAAACAAAGACGAATTGAAGGCGATGAAAAAGGAAAATGCAATCTTAAAGACCGACCTTGCAAAAAGAGGTAAGGGTGGAGTAAATACTTCTCCAGAAGGAAAATCTCCTGCTTTAAATATGCAAGTTATTCCAAGAGCTTCAATGTCTACTCCTCAAAGGATAGATGCTGCAATGCAACTGACTCCATTTTATAATAGCAAATTAGCTTTATCAACAACTACTTCAATCACTTCGACCTATGCAGGTGAGAGTGCAGGAATGTATATTGCTGCTGCTACTTTACAGGGTGCAACTTTAGGTGGAAATCTTATTACTATTAAGCCTAATATCAAGCTTAAAGAAGTAGTTAAGAAAGTTGTTACTACCGGATTACTTGCTGATGCAACTTGTGACTTTGATCCAACAGGAACAGTCACAATCACATCAAGAATTTTAACTCCTAAATCTTTACAGGTTAATTTAGAAGTTTGTAAGACTGACTTTAGATCAGATTGGGATGCAATCTCTATGGGATTCTCTGCTAATGATATTTTACCTCCTACCTTCCAAGCGTTTTTCGCTCAGGAGATAGCGAACCAAGTAAACGGTTCAATTGAGAGTGCAATCTGGCATGGTGTTGAAGCTACTTCAGGCTCGTTTGGTGGATTCGTTCCATTGATGACTGCTGATGGTGATGTAATTGACGAGGCTGGTACTACTGTAACTGCTTCAAACGTAATTGCAGAGCTTACTACTGTTGTAAATAAGATTCCTAATAACGTAATTAACGAGCCAGATATGACTCTTTACGTTTCTAACTTAGTGGGTAATTCTTATATCACTGCTTTAGGTGGATTTATTGCTGCAGGTGTTGGTGGTAGTGGAACAAACGCTCAAGGTACGCAATGGCATACTAGAGGACAAGGCTTATCATTCAACGGTATTCAAATGGTTATAGTTCCTGGTTTAAATACTTCATTCATGGTAGCTGCTCAAAGAAGTAACTTATGGTACGGAACAGGATTACTAGATGATGCAAACAGCGTGAGTATTTTAGATATGGCAGAGCATGACTTATCACAAAACGTAAGATTCGGTTTGAGATTTACTGCTGCTGTTCAGTATGGTATAAGTTCAGAGATTGTTCTTTATACTCCAGCTTAGTATTAACCTTTAAATCTTAAAATTATGACTTGTTTACTAGGTAAAGGCAGACTCGAACTTTGCAAAGATTCAATCGGGGGGATTCAAAAGGTATTCTTTTTAAACCCTGGATCTGAAGTAATCGTTGAAAGTGCTGCTGATATTATCACCGATTTAGGGGTGGTAACAGTTTACGAATACGTTACAAAAGACGTATCTAACTTGGTTCAGAATGTAAATTCTAGCCGAGAAAATGGCACAACTTTTTGGGAGCAAGTGTTAAGCTTGACTATTAAGAAGCAAGATGCTATTACAAATAAAGAGCTGAAAATAATGGCTTATGGAAATCCCTTTGTTTTTGTATTAGATAACAATAGCAATCTGTTTATGGTCGGGCGTCTGTTCGGCGTTGATGCGACAGGTGGCACTATTGTAACAGGTACAGCAATGGGTGATCTCTCTGGATATACTATGGTATTGACAGGAAGAGAACCAAAGCCAGCTAATTTCTTAACTCCTGGAGTAAGCACTGCTGCTGCTGATTATCCTTTTGATGGGATGACTTCGGCGGTGACTGTAACTAAAGGTGCTGACCCTCCTGCATAATAGGAGCTTTATATATATCAAGAAAAGCCTTTCTGTAATGGGGAGGCTTTTTTTATTGAATTAAAAACAAATTTAGACTTTGTGGGTTATATTATATAGATGATAATATTATTACCAATATCAACAGCACAAGAGGTCATAGTATCTGTCCGTGAACATTTCGGAATTCAGTATCTTGTTAGGGTGACAGATGAATCAACAAATCTCTCAACCGATACAATTACTGAAGGCTCTTTAGATGATGGGCAGTTGACTATAAACGTCACTGTGGACTTTACCGATAAGAGGTTTTATATATTACAAATATTTTCTTTGTTAGGTGGTACAGAATATCAGGATTTTATTGATAGAGTAATTATTGATGGTGGAATAGTTGAGGCTAAAGGATGCTTAAACTTTGAGATTGCCGAATTAATGGCTTTCGCTGCTGAAAGCTTAATCACTTTCCAGAAGATATACATCACATCACAAACAGACTTTGAGAATTTTAGCGTAATGCAGGGATATTATACCCAACCAACAAAAGATAAACTTATTTATACTGTTAAACCATGAGCGAAAATAACCAACCTATATTCATAGAGCTAGCCAACTATGTGACTCCTGTTATTGCAGAGATTCCTGGTAGAAATTGGGTAAAGTATGGTGAGGACAATAATTATTTTGGTTATTTACTTGATCGTTATAGAGGCTCACCTACGAATCACGCTATTATAAACGGAATATCTGATGCGATTGTAGGGATGGGATTAGCTCCTGTTGGTTCAGTTGAAGATTCAGAGGCTTTACTAGCTGTTAAAAAACTATTCCCTAATGACAATCTTCGAAAGTGGGCTTTTGATTTAAAAACTTACGGATTTTATATTGAGATAGCGGTTGGAAATGCGATTACAGAACCAAAAGATGGTGAACAGCCAGAAAAAAGAGACGGTTTTGAGCTAGATTATACTCCTGTTCAGAATTGGAGATCAGGAAAAGCTGATAGCGAAGGAAATATAAATGAGTGGTGGTTCTCTGATGATTGGTCACAAATTACTAAACCACAATTTAGACCTAAGCCATTCCCTGTTTTCAATCCTAAGAACATTCAAGAAACTAGCGTAATAGTAGTTAAACCTTATCGTTCAGGCTCTTTTTATTATCCTTCAGTTGACTATCAAGGGGCTTTACAATATGCAAATATAGAAGAAGAAATTGCAAACTTCCATCTAAATAATATTATGAATGGGTTTGTTCCAGGACAAGTAATCAACTTCAATGATGGAGATCCCGGAGAGATCATAAGAAATCAGATTGAGGCTAAGATCACAAAGAAATTCACAGGCTCAACAAATGCGGGTAAATTTGTTCTTTCGTTTAACAAAGACAAGGATAGTGCGACAACAATCGAGGGTATTACGGTTAGCGATTTAGATAAGCAATTCAAATTCCTAAGTGAAGAAGCCACAGGTAAAATCATGGTAGGCCACAGGGTTACTTCTCCTCTATTTTTCGGGATTCGTGACAGCTCAGGACTTGGCTCTAATGCTGATGAATTAAAAAACGCTTGGTTACTTTATGAGCGATCAGTTTTAAGAAGCTTTAGAGTTGTCATGTTAGACAACATAGAAAGAGTTTTAGGATATTTAGGAGTTAATATTCCTGTTGATTTTGTAAGCTTAACACCTATTGAATTTACAGACAAAGAGGAGGTAGAAGAAACTCTCTCAAAGCATGGTATTGACTTGCTAATTGGTAAAGGCGAGTACTTAGATCCTAAAGAGTGGGAACTAATTGATGAAGGAGATGTTGATTATGAGCTTGAGGAAAAACTAGAGCTAGTATCAACAGGAACTGCCCGACCTAACGCCAAAAGCTCACAAGATGCAAAGATAGATGAAACTGTTTTCAAAGTAAGATATGAGTATAGTGGAAGCCCCTCTCCTGAAAGGGAATTTTGTCAGAAGATGATTTCAGCAGGGAAGCTTTATCGTAAAGAAGATATTATACAGATGGGGAGTCAGCCTGTTAATCCAGGATGGGGGCCTAAAGGAGCAAACACTTATTCTATATGGTTATATAAAGGAGGTGGAAATTGTTATCATAAGTGGGTGAGAAAAACCTTTATGCGAACAGGTGGGAATATTTCTCCTGGCAATCCATTAGCTCCGAAGGTATCAACTAACAAAGCAGAAAAAGCAGGTTATAGAGTTCGTAATCCTAAGCAGGTTGCGACAGCTCCTATTGACCAGCCTAAGCAGGGATTTTTAAGTAAATATTTTGGACTATGAGTACTCAAACACTTCTTATAAATCGAGATGACATCATGGCTTTAACGCCATTGAACGGAAACATAGATGAGGATAAAATACTCCCTCACGTTAATACAGCGCAGGAGATACATCTTCAGCCAGTAGTTGGCACTAAGTTATTAGATAAGTGTAAATCCTTGATAGAGGCTGGAACTTTAAACGATGCAGGAAATGAGGTTTATGCTACATTGGTGAATATTTATATAACTCCTTACTTAGTTTTCTTAACAATGTGGGATGCTATGCCTTTTATTCAGTATTCGATTGCAAACGGAGGAGTGTATCAACATCAGTCTGTTAATTCAGCAACTCCTACTGATGCAAATGTGGGAACGCTAACAGCTAGATTTAAGAATAAGGCAGAGTTTTATGGTGACAAATTAAGCTCTTATTTGTGTGATAACACTAGCTTATATCCTGAATTAACAGAGTCTATTGATGGAGGGGAATTTAATTCAGGGCCACAACAAAGCCTAACTAATTGGAATCTATGAAAAAGAAATATAAGCCTAAAAAAGAAAATGTCAAAAAGCTTGACATCTATTTGAGGAAACTCAACAAACAAACGAGTAAATAATAATTATTATGGGAACAGATGTACACGTCTCAAATGACGTAACAAGAGAAAAAGTAGTTATCGGTATAATTACTGAAGCTACAACTTTAACAGCTGCCACAAGTGGCACAACTTATGTACTTCCAGCAGCAACAGCAGGAGCAGCAATTACGCTTCCAGCCTTAGCAGCAGGATTGAATTTTAAATTTATTGTAACAGGATTAATAGCCACAACTTCGTGGACTATTGTAACTGCTGATGCAGCAAAGGTGCTTTATGGAATAGCAAATGTTAATAGCGTTGCGATTTCGGGTTCATTAGAAACTACTGTTTCTCTTGTTCACGATTCAGAAACTATTGGAGATTATGCAAACTTCGTATGCGATGGTACTTTTTGGTATGTCGATGGAATGGCTTTTGCAGCAGGAGGATTAACTTTCACAGGAGCATAAAATGACTTGTATTTTTGATAAGGGTTCTGATGATGGATGTAAAAATAAAGTGGGTGGCATTGCTGCTGCCTACTTTATCAATACTCCTTTTGTGGTTACAGAAGTAAACAATATTGTTACAAATATAACTTCTGATGGACTTGCTGTGAGGATGTTTAAATACTCCTCAAGTGAGACATCTACTTATCAAGAAACAGTCTCTTCCTTAGAAACTACGGGATCTAAGTTTTGGACTCAGCAGCTTAACCTTGTCATTAAATATATTAGTGAAAATATGCGAGAGCAAATTGATATAATGGCTGCAGGAAGATTCGGAGTTATTATTTTTACCAATAATCGGAAGACTCTTTTTGTCGGGATGAATAGATTAGCGAGTGCTGAATCTGGACTGATGGAAACAGGGCAAACGCTTGGAGATTTCCAAGGTTACAGAATGGAAATAAAAGGGCAAGAGAAAACCCCTGCTAACTTTATAATTGATGGATCTAATACTTTTAATCCTTCTTATCCATTTGAGAATTTAACGAATCCTCCACTTATTATTAAGGGTTCGGATTTGGAAGAAACCTCTGACTTTATTGTTCGGGTTTACAATGATAGTGGAATAGTTGAGCCACAAGGAAAACAATGTTTAAATATTGAGGTCATAAGACTTCAATCAATACTATAAAAATATAGCTATGAGTTTATTTGACACAGCTTCGTTGGTAAATATACCATCAGCATATAAGGCAGCAAAAGCCTATTCTATAAAACCAACAACAGGTGTTGGAGATTTCACAGTGGCGAGAGCTTCGGTTGCAGCTCGTGTAAATTCTAATCTTCAGTTGGAAGAAATGGCAGCCAATGTGCCGAGATTAAATTATACTTCTGGTACAAGTTGTCCTCATTGGTTATTAGAACCTCAAAGAACTAATATTGTTCTTTTTCCTATCTCGTTTGATGATGTTTATTGGACTAAATCGGGTTCAAGTGTTGTAAGTGGGCAAGATTCTCCAAGCGTGGACTATTCAACGGATGCTTTTAAGTTGGTTGAGGATGGAAGTAATGCAACTCATGGAATATTTAAAACAGCAGGGTTTATCCCAATAGGTACGCATTCAATAAGTATGTTTGCAAAAAAAGGTGAAAGAGATTATATAGCTCTTGGAAATGGCAGTGATGAGGATTATGCTTTCTTTAATCTTGACACAGGTGTTATAGTATCTACAGATGTTGCTTTAGACGCATCTTCTATAACTGCTCTTGCTAATGATTGGTATTTATGTACTGTAACTCTGACAATAGGAGGATCAAAGTCATTAGGTTTTATCATATCTGATGATGGAATAAATAAATCTTATCAAGGCGACAGTGCTTCAGGTATTTACATTTATGGTGCTCAATTAGAAGAAGGCTCATATCCTACATCTTTAACATACGCAGGAACAGAAGGCTCAACAGTAACTAGAACAGCAGATGCTATGACAGGAGCAGGAAACGCCGCTTTATTTAATTCTCCTGAAGGTGTGTTATATGTTGAAGTTTCTACATTTGTAGATTTAGGCGAGAGAAGATTGATAACTTTATCAGATGGGACAACTACTAATAAAGTAAAGTTACAATTTGACAGTGATGGTGTATTATATGTTTTTATTACTGATGGTTCTGCCATAGCTTATAATTATGATTTAACAGTATTAAGCAAGATTGCATTAAGATGGGGTTCTAATGTGTCTGAATTATTTATTGATGGAATATCTAGGGGAACGGGTAGCTATACTGTAACTCCGTCTGGTATGGATAGAGTAAATTTAAGCAAAGAGGATGCATCTAGTCAACATTTCGAGGGAAAAGTAAAAGGAGTTCAAGTCTATAACGAGGCTTTAACAGATGCTCAATTAACTTCATTAACAACATAGATATGTATTTATATAAATTAAGTTTCACAAGCAAAAAGACCTTCACTACTTTTATTAATAACTGTAAGATAGAAAACAATCTACCTAAAGAATTTATCTCGGTTGTTGAGGTTGGCAAAGTTCCAATCCCTGCAACTTTTGACGAGGAGGGAAAAGAACTTACTGAGTCAGGATTACACTCTAATTATGCAGTAGATATTTTAACGAGTGTTAAGATCTCTAAATTGGATAAATACCTTATCCCTGCAAAAGAAAATTATTATCACACTTTCGCTTTTGGGAAAGACCCAAATGTTGAGTGGGTTACATCAATAACTTAAATTATGGGAATTAGAAAACCACCTGTTAGAACAAGCTCAGGAACAAAAGTAAAAATAGTTAAGAAGTGAAAAATCTATTCTTCATAGGGTTAATGGTTCTTATCTTGATGCAGTTATTTTATAATCAATTTGAGATAGTCTCAGATACTAATGAATCTATTTATTTCTATTGTGGAATTTACTTCCCTTTAGCTTTAATGGTATTCGATCAAATGCTAAGGAGAAAAGATAGTAATATGGTTTTATTTTATTTCGGGATAGGGGCTTACTTTCTTTATGATTGTATCTATTCTTTGACCTTGATTAATAAACCTTATTCAGAATATCAAAAACTGATTGAAGATACATTGACCTACGAATTTGCTATTGTTACTGTTGTGTTAATTATCTTGAATATGACTGTATTTAAAAGAAAATATTTTAAAAAACTAAAGAAAAAGATTTTGTGGGGTAGATGGAATTAATTTAATACGATTACAAATGAAAACATTATGGCAAAAGTTTTGGTTTATTATATTAGGTGGTGTTGTTACTGTTGCCCTTAGTGGTGCTTCAGCTCAATACATATCTAAAAAGACTGCAAAGGATATTAAGATCGAAAGTTCAGCCCCTAAAACCTATGTAGATGCTGAGGTTAAAAAAGTATTGACTCACTCTAATGCTGAGGACTTTGCAATTCGTGAAATGTTAAAAGATAAAGCGAGTCAGGAAAAGGTGGATCTAATTTATCAACAGACTCAAAAGATTTATGATATGGTTTATGAATTAAACGGGAGGATTAAATGATAACTATATTTTTACTCGGAATTTATAATGGTCTTTTTATTGCATGGAAACAAAACAGCGGATCACTAGAGCTGAAGATATCTAAGCTGTGGCACTTATTAGGGCGTGTGATCATTCTTTTTCTATTTCTAGATATATACCTTAAAGATGTTTATTTCGGTCTTGGATGGGTTTTCTTATTCTGTGTTTTTAATCTTTCTTGGACTGTTTACAATCTCACTATTAATTTAGTTCGCAGATATTTTGGAGCTGGCATTCCTATTTTCCATATTGGGAACGGAGGCTTTGATGGGTGGCTTAAATCTATTATGCCTGTACAAGTTATTTGGGGGATTGGTCTATTGTTGATTATTGCAAACATTATTTTATTATGATTTACTTTAAACATAGCGAATTTGATTCACCAGATTACCCTGGAAGTGGAACGCTTATGCTCTCTGACCTATTATTTAGGCTTGAGAAGGCAAGGGAGATAGCAGGTGTTCCTTTTAAGATCAATTCGGGCTATCGAACCATCCAACACAATAAAGCCGTTAGAGGCTCTGAAAATAGCTCACATTTAAAAGGCGTTGCTGTTGACATTCATTGCACTTCAGGTTCAAATAGAGAAAAGATTATCAACGGTCTGGTTCATGCAGGCTTTAAAAGAATAGGAATAGCAAAAACATTTATTCACGCGGATACAGATTCAGACAAAGTTTCTTCTATCTGGTTATACTAAAATTATGGGATTTTTAAGTGGACTATTCGCAGGAGGTAAAACAATTGCAGCTCCTGTTACAGCAATCGGAAATGTATTAGACAAACTATTTACTTCTAAGGATGAGAAATTAACTCACGAAGAAGTGAGAATGAGATTAATGATGCAGCCAGATGTTGCACAAGTTGAGATTAATAAATTAGAGGCTCAGCATCGTTCTAAATTTGTTGCAGGGTGGCGACCTTTCATCGGTTGGGTATGTGGATTTGCTTTAGCGTATAACTTCATTCTAAGGGATCTTATCGCTTGGGGTATGCAAATATTCGAATCAACTGTTGAAGCTCCTCCAGAGTTAGCTATGGAACATCTTATGACTGTATTGTTAGGTATGCTTGGACTCGGTGGAATGCGAACCTATGAGAAGTTAAAGGGAAATTCTAAATAATCTTTAACTCTCTTTGATTAGTAACTCTAAATTTTCAACCTTTTTAGCTAATTTTTTATCGACTTGGATTAAGTCTTTTACTGTCTCAAATCCATACCTCGCTGTTAATTTATCCCTATTATAATACGTGCCTAAATCAGCATAGGTAGTTTTATAAATTTTCCTCATTAAATACCAGATTAGAAATCTTGGTCTTGTAAACCTAGGCTCTTGACTTTTGGACTTTAACTGTTTATGTGTGATAAGTGTACCTTTTAAGATGGTTCTCTCTACATGATCTATCTTAATATCAATCCCATTAGGACTGAGTAATGCAGTTCCATACTTGATAAAGTAGAACTTATCTTCAGTCTTTAACTCCCATAATATTTTTAGTATGGTTTCGGGATTCATCTTCTTTAATTAGTTTAGTTAAAATTATTGATGTTCTCCACAATTTGTACAAAGCTCGTTTATTAATCCATCTTTTGTTAATAGCTCTTGACAATTATAACATCTTGTTTCTTCCTTATCTTTAAGCTCTTTTTTAATTACACCACGCTTTTCATTGAGTTTTTCATAATAGTGTTCCATCTTTTCCTTTCCAACAATATTACATAACTGCTCTTTCCAATAACTATTTTCACTATCCATTACTTCGTGTCCTCTGATTAATTTAGCTACTTGAGAGGGTGATCTAATTGCATTATAGTTAGTTGTTGACAGTCTTAGTCTAAAAGCGGTTGCTAATGTTTTTATCTTAGGGACTAAGACCTCCTTTGTAAAATATGGTTCTTCTTGTATTAACTCAACTATTAATTCCGCAAACTCTTTTGTACTAATTGATTTCATTTTGTTTCTCCTTTAATTAAAATTGTTTTTTACATTTAGGGCAATATTCTGACATATAATCCCATTTAGCACCACACTTATCACAAAAATTTCGTCTTGTCTGACCAAGAGTTATCGTACCAATTACTTTTTCTTTCTTGTCTTTAATCGGCGGGGCAAATAAACTTAGCATACCTATACAAAATCCTTGATTAGAACAATTTTGATTTTCTCCACGATATTTACAAGTAACTACATCGTATGAACATCTGTTATTCCTTTCCTCTTTCTTAGGTGTAGGTGTATCTCGCAGAAATTCAACAAATTCTTCATCAAGTGTTTCCCAACAATCTTCTGGCATTTTAGCGTTGCTGTTACCTGCTGTGTAAGCCTTTTTTAGTAACTCATCGCTTACATCGCTTTGGTTGGAAGAAAGTAGTTGTTTAAATAAATCATTCCACTTAATAATTAATTCACGACCTAATCCGTTTTGGTATTGACTAAGGTCGTTATTAAATTGGATTAGTTTTAAATTAATGTCTTTCATTTGTTAAGAGTTTTTAAATTTTTCCAAATTTTAAATATATCTTCAATAGTTCCGTGTGGATATTTAGTCTGATCATAACTAATCATCTTAGGAGTTCCTATCCCGTGATAGTTATCTCGAACAAAGTTTCCAAAGGCTATTACATCTTTACTTTCATACTTCTCAATAAGTTCAGATACTTGGGTAGTGGGTAAAGTAGGGGATGGAAATTCCTTTGCTACATCAGCCCATTCTTTTTGCAATACTTCTATTGGGGTATTTTCAAGATGCTTTCTCAACCCATCTATGTCAAATCCCTTATTTTTATCCTTTGTCTGTAATTGGGAGTATTCTTTTAATTGTTTATCTAAGTCAGATTTAAGCTGTCCTATTTGCTCTTTTGATGGACTATTATTAAAACATAGCCATGCTTGGATTTCTTGTAAAAACTCTATTGGTGTTTTCATATCTATTGGTTTAAATTAAAATTAATACTAATGCAATTATTCCTACTGCAATCAAAGGAACTACTATTAAAGTTATCCATGCGTTTTTACTTGCTCTCATCTGGATATTGTTCTCTAAGTTTTTTAATAAATTTATCTCGTTTTCTCTGAAGTTGCTTATCCTTTGACTTCTGGATCTCAGCGTTTGATCTTCGAGGTTTATTAGCATTCCTGTACATCTTTTTATAATTCTCCTGGAACCTTTCAATATCTTCCTTGGTTTCTTCTTCAGCTTCGCTCTGCTGCTTCTTTTGATTCAATGCAGCGTATTCGTCACGTTCTAGATCGTACTCCTTAAGCGCCACTAGAAAGGTTTGTATCGAAGGTTTGTGATATACCTTTTCGTATGCTATTCTATTTCCTATAATCGTTAAATCAGAAATAGTAAAGTAGTGATATTTTGTAGTGATCTCATTTATAATAAAATTGAATTGTACCTTATTTAATTCAGCACCTACCATAGCTGCCATATCTGAAAGCTCCTTTAATAATGCAACCATTAAAATTGGCTCACCATATTCACGCTTCATCACAGAGAAAGACTGCTCCTCTGATTGCCACAACTTGGCCATAGAAGTACATCTGTTACTTTGGCTGCTGATCGCTATCAAGGATTTCTCTTGCGAGGTCTGCTGCAATTTCCCTGACTGCGTTTTCTGTAATTGATTCCCCATTGTTATTATCTTTTATTTCGTATAAACCTTTCCATCCTTTTGCAATAGCATTCTTAATAATCTTAATTGCAATATTTTCATCTAAGTTAGATATTTTACTTAAATCTATTAAAGCTGATTGCTCACCTATTGGTTTATAAGTAAATTTAAATTGCTCTTTCTTATATTCCTTCCATAAATTCCAAGCATCTAAAAATTCTTTTGAATCGAAAGGATAAACAATTTCTTTTTCTTTGTCCTTAACTTTATCTTTAACCTTCTCTTTATCCTTAGCTCCTTGTAAGGGGCTTGTAAGGGTCTTATTTTTATAAAGTTTATATTTAGTTAAAATTTTAATAACAGAATTATGAGCTCTATTTTGTTCATTTAAGACTCCATATTGAAAATCAATAAAAGAAGGAATAAACCATTTTGAGCCAGAATTAATTTCGACAATTCTAATTTCGGTTTCATTAAAAAATTTCAAAGCATCTTCTTTATTGACTGGCATATCAACACCTATATAAATTTGAGCAATATCAAAATCTACAATCCAAATTCCAGCATGATCGCAGTCATGATAAAGATAATCCCAAAGGAGTTTATAAGCCCCTTGTAAGCCCCTTATAAAAGGCTTCTTATACTTATTTGTATCGGTGAATCGTTTAGCCATTGCTTTAAAGTATTAATAATTAGTAAATCCATCACAAAATCCATCTTCGCCATAGTCATATAAACTATTCATATTTTCGTGCCATCTTAATTCATATTCAAAGTCTGCTTGATTTTGTTCATTTGTACATTCAATACAAATATCAGAGGGTATTTCATCTTCTTTTCCGCATCTTTTACAAGTTTTCATAGTATTACTTTAAAGTGTTAATTATTTTACCAAGCGATATGCAATAATATAATTTACCATCACCCGCACCCCATTCTTTTTTTCCTTGTGATAATCCTATGTGCTTTATTCGTACAGTAATAGTTGGCGCATCTTTGGAGTACCCATTTTTAAAAACAACAACATCGAAGTGCTTAAATTTATCTCCATTGAAATTTTCAATAACTAATCTTTTATCCCAATAAGGTTTAATCTCTCTGTATTCCTCTTTCTTTTCACCCGAAGCGATCATATCAAACCATTTCTTTTTTAAATTTAAATGTAGTGTTTTCATAGTACTATTACTTTAAGGTGTTAATATCAATTGGTTTGTCATATATAATCACACTTCCCCTTTGTATATGATCTTTTACTATAATCGGAATATCCATATATTTAGGAGTTTTGCCTACTTTGTAATTAACTATGTCTTTTTCTAATTCTGATTTGAAAAAATTAAAGTCGTCAGTATTTATAAGAATTGCTGGGTTTTTAAACTTCCTTATTTTTTCTATCTGTAATTTCCTTCTGATTTGTTCATCTATTGTTAATCCCATAATACTATAAATTAAGTTTTATTATTTTAGGTTTTCCATGAGAATAACAATTTTTATGATCTTTACACCTTCCACTTTTACCGTTTCTAGGTCTGTATTGGTCGCAATCTAATCCACAACCCTCGCCAGTGTCACCAGCAAACCCAAAATGAGTACAATAAAAAAAGCTTTGACCATATTCAATATCTGCTTCAAATACAGTTTCTTCCATAAGTCCGTCTGATCTCATCATGTCTTTAATTGTATCTAAATCAAAGCATTGTTCTGAATCTTTTGTATAAAAATAATATCGTGCCATAATGTCTATAAATTAAAAAGCCCTACAATAAAAAAGACCAGCCCCTAGGAGTCAGAAACTCCAGCCGATCTAATTTATGTAAGGCAATATTTTTCATCTGATTTAATTTGGTACAGCTAAGGTAAACAACTTTATACTATTTTCCTAATTCTATTTTTATCGTGGTACTCCCTAGTCCTTCTTTGTCGAAGGATATTAAACACCGCATAAGTCTCTTGATTTGTATGTTCATAGGGTGTGCCTAAGATAACATTATCAGGATTAAGTTTCTCACTCGGATAGCTGCCTTTAGGTAGCACGTGAAGGAATTGAAAGTGCCAATGATCGTGCCCTTTTTGATAAGGTAATAGATCTGCAGTTATCTCTGAGATATGATCTCTGTTTTCCCAAATCCAATTGAATAGTTCTGATTGATTTTTAAATTGTCGTTCCATTGATTATATTTAAGATTTCATTAAATGATGTTACTATGTGATATTGTCCTTTCCAACCATCACTAAATTCTTGCTCTGCTTTACTCAGCTTCTTTTTATGATCTACTTTGATCTCAAATAGATAATTAACTCCTTTAAATCCCACTACTATGTCGCAGAATCCTTTGATCTGATGTACAGGCTTATAAGAGATTCCTGCTTTACGGAGGCATCTTAAGATTTCTGGTTGGTTTGCATCTACTTTTGAATGGTACATTAGAATAGTTTAGTTTGTGCTAATTTATTTCTTAATTCTCTATCAGCATCCTTAAAATGTCCTTCACTTCCTTCAACTCCAATTACTTTTCGATCTAATTCGTAAGCTCTCAGTAAGGTTGTAGCTGTGCCACAAAAAGGATCTAATATTATTCCATCTTTAGGGCATCCTGCCATAATTGGCTTTTCGATTAACTTCTCATTAAAAGCAGCGTAATGATTTTTTGAACTTGGTTTTGTCGGAATATCCCAGAAATCTGAAACGCTGCCAGGATTCTTACCTATAGCGTTATCTATCTCTTCTTGAAGATTATTATACCCTTTGAATTTTCTAGGTAGTTTCATAGTAGGACAGTGTTGTCCTTTAGGTAATATATCTGGATTAGCATATTTATGAGTTTCTGAATTACCTCTTAGAGACCTCTTTACACTTTCGATATTAACCTTATCTCTTATAGAATCTAAATCAAAATAATA